AATATTGTTTGGATAAGTACGGAAGTGATGATGAATTAGCAAAGGTACATCATTATGAAACCAGTCAAGTGTTAGACTATGCTAGTAGAATAGTCCTACCTAATGGTTTGAAAGTTGATTCTAATTTTGAACTTAGATATTTACAAAGAACTGAACAAGTCCAAGAAGTAAAAAGAGTCAGTGGCGGCAATGTTCCACAACCAGAAGCTGTGTCATATGATAGTGCTGGTACAGCGAGAGATGCCAATGGTAATATAATAACACATAGTAATGTCTATCCCATCACCAACTATGAATATGAAGAAGAGATAAACAATGCTAAGAGAAGAATTAAAATGGTGAGACCAAGATTCTTGAATGTAATTGTAAGCGACATGCAAAGAGTCATGAAATATAAAAAATCCTCTCAGTTTGTTACCAAGAGGATTAAGAATGTATATAACCCACGACTTAGTGGTGGATCTTAAAATTACTCTTCTGCGAGTTTCTGGAAATAACTTAGTGCATCATCTTCCTCTTCATCTACAGTAGTGGATGATGTGGCAGCGCTTGCAAGATTAGATAATTCTTCATCAACAGATGAAGTTCCTAAACCTTCACTTAGATCTTCAAGATCTTCTGTATCAGCTTGAGGTGTGACAACTGCCTTTCTAGAAAGAACTGTGTCTAAACGTCCCTTAAGTTGTTCATATGACTTGAACTGATCGTCAGCAGTGAACTCACTGAGGTCATAGATCTTATCATAGATCTTTTCTAACTCAGCATCGTCATCCAAAAGAGCTCCAGATGTTGCAAACTCTGAACTATCATAGTTCCAGAATCCAGCAACCTGTTTAATCTTCAATTTAAAGTTAGCACCCTTCCAAAAATCGAATGGATTGATTGCTTCTTCATCATCGAACTCAGGTTGCATTGCAGCAGTGAGTTTATCAAAGATTTTCTTACCAAACTTGTATAGTTTGACTTCTCCTTCGTTCTCAGGATTCGCAGAGTCTTTTACAATATAGACATTGGCGTAGTAAGAAAGCTTACGCTTTTGCTTACGAGCAATATCTTTATCGGACTCACGACCACTGTTCCAGAGACTTCTATTGAGTTCTCCGACAGGATCATCTTTACCGAGTGTAGTTAGACTATTCTCAATATACCAACCGCCTGGTCCTTGGAAAGCGTGACTCCAAACTTGAGTCCATGGCAGTTCACAATTAGCATGTGCAGGGAGGAATCGAATAACTGCGTATCCGTTACCCGCTTTATCTACAGCTGGTTTCCAAAGACGTTCATCAGTATTATTACCCTTCTCATTAAGTTTCTCAACTTTCTTCATTAACCTTTCAGTTAAGGAACCTGAGCGGGATTGTTTTTTTAATGCAGCAAATGACATTAGTATTCTCCGTATTTTTGTATTGTTGGATTGTTTGTATTATAACAGATAATGATGTATCGGTCAATCTTTTGGTAGATTTTCCTCTAATTTATCCAGAGTTACAGTTAGGGTTTCAAAAAATTCTGCAATGTTTTGATTTGGCTGTAATCCTAGAAATTTAGCAGACTCTAAGATCTGGTTCTTCATTTCAATCGCATCTTTATCGTCCTTCTCTAATGACAATCTGAACATGAAGTTCTTTTGCTTTTCGAGAAGTTTTCTCATCTTATTAATGTGTAGGAGTCCACCCTCAATGGAGGGATCTCTCATACCATTTATAGCGAGACCTGACATAATATCTTCTTGTAACTCCTGTATCTCGGCCATTGCGGCTCTGACTGCTGGAGCTTTGAAAAATTCACTCATTGTACGATTTTAATACATAACTATTTATCTGTTTTAGATGCCCACATCGGTAGGTATATCAGGGTAAATGCACTACCCCAGAAGGCGAGAAAAACGTATAAATGACTACCTCTGTGAGGTGAAAATGCAAACCCTAAGGCAACAACAATCACCCAAACGTAGTCTACTATACCATGAAAGGTTTGCCAACCATCACCGTATTTTTCTATAAGATTATCTCTCTGTTTTGCCGCCCAAGGCGAGACATGTCTCATCATCACAAATCCCTCATTGAGAAACATGATGGTGAACCCTATCCAGAATATCATATCGGTAATTTAGATTTAGAAGTTCTTTTAAGATAATTTAGTTCAGTTGCTTCTGCCTTCAATTTATCTTTAAGTGGTTTCGCTATCAATTTACCTACAGATTCAAATTCTATATTATTGTCCTCACAGTAACTCACTAAGGCCTCAATATAATTGAGTTCAGTAGTAAGAACTAATTGTTCGACATCTTGTGTAAACTTGTTCTGATCGAGAAATTTCTCTTTCAGCAGTTCATTAACTTCTTTCTCCATACTCTCCGAGCTTGTGGGTGACAAATTCTTTAATATACTTGGTAAGAAGTTTAATATAGTCACTTTTGTTGGTTTTTTCATAAACTTTCACATCTCCATTATCAGCAACCATTAGGGTTACAATCTTCTTTACCGAAATACCTGTCATCTCATAATACATGCAGGCATACGCAGTTTCTTGAACAAAGTAGTTTTGCAACCACTTTTCTGGTTTAATTTTCTTAGACGTTTTAAAGTCTATTACTGCTAATTCTCCTTCGTACTCGGCGATACAATCAACTCTTCCAGCGATACCGAAATACTCACTATATAGGGGTTTTTCCAGAGCGTGAATATTGTCTATCTTGTTTAAAGATTCTCTTGCAGCAATCCACCTTGCTTTGGTGCTAGGCAATACACCCTTTAAAGAACTAACATCTTCGTTTGAAAGATACTTTTCAACCAGATCATGAAACTTTGTACCTCTATCGGTAGCAACTTTCGTTATCTTGTTTGCTTCTTCCTCACCTACTTTCTTACGCCAGTTTATGAAAGTCTGACGATTATAAAAACTAGTTATGGAAGTAATAGAAGGAGCCTTTTGTCCACTTGGAAGAGTGTAATATCGGACTCCATCTATGGTATTGGCTTCTAACTCAAAATCACCAAGTTTATTCAAGTGAGTAAACATTATAAAGACAAAGCAAGTTTAGTAACCAAATAGTTTCTTACTAGACCAGAGCGAACAATGTCATCTAAACCGAATTCAACAACACCGAAATCTTCTTCCATAATTTCAATGATACGTTTAAAATCTAAGATGCCATTCTTCTCATTGGATTTTGTAAGATCCGTTTGAGTAGAGTCACCACAAAACAATATTTTACAGTTATCTCCTACTCTTGTTATTATACTATCTAATTCGTGAAAATTCAAGTTTTGCATCTCATCTACTAACACAATGCAATTATCAAGTGTTGTTCCCCTGATAAATGATGTACTCCAGAATGAAATAGTCTCTTGAGCTTTTAAATTACCGTATAACATTTCAAAGTCATTGTCTGAAGGCATTTCAAACATATACTTTACCATATTCTTATAAGGAATCTGATAGAGTGATGACTTATCTTCATGGTCTCCTGGCAAGAAACCAATTTCTCTTGTTGATACTAATGAACGTACCAAATATATTTTTTCATATGGAGTAGTTTCATCAAGTATATCTGCAAGTGCATTATACAACGAAATAAATGTTTTACCTGTCCCTGCAGTTCCATATGCAACAAGATGTTTATCCTGTGAGTATGACTCAAAAAGTTTTTTTTGATTTTCTGTGATAGGTTCAATATCAAGAAGGTAAGTATTACTAATCGGTTTTTTACGTTTCATTTGTTTCGTAGTTAAACCGATACCTATGGGTTGATCCCCATTAGTTTTCTTTTTTCTTGGCATTTGATTAAATCTTTTTAACTCTAGAACCTGGTGATTTAGATGCTTTATGTAAAACATCATTCCAACCTGGTTTACTCTTTCTTAACTTATCTTTCCATTCTCCAACTTCACCGACACCTGGCATAGTTGAGGGATCAGAATAATCTCTTAACCAATCTGGGTTATCAGTACACCACTGATCCCACTCCATGATACTCATCATGACTTCTTTTTGTTCACCAGTTTTTGTATTTACTACAGGATATGTTGCCATTAAAATAATAAAGTTATGTAAAGTTATTTAGTCCAGTCCAAAGCCTCAGCTACTGTGGGATAGTATTGTACAAAAAGAGACTTACAGGCATTTGCAATATCCATATGCTCTTTTTGAGTTCCATGTGCACTTCTTAATTGTATATAGTGTATCCAAGAACGACATGATCCCGTCATATACAATCTTGTCGGAGTTGCTAACGGTAATACAAATCTCGCACATTCCTTCGCCACTCCTGATTGTAACATTTGATTATATAATGCTAAAGAGGAGCTAAACAAAGTATTCATTTGTTTTTCCAATTTTTCGACAACCTCTGGATCAAGGTCATCGATTGAATTTTGACGATTTTTTGTATCTTGTCTTCTTAATTCTGGTAATTCAATTTCTCCCAACAAATTACTATCAGCATATCTTTGAGAAAACTCTTGAAAAGTAAAAGATCTATGTCTTAATATCTGTGCTGCAATTGCGCGTGTTGTCTCAATCTCAAGGGTCATTGAGGATTGCTCAAATACAGACCAGTGATTATGTTTGATACAATATCTCAACAATCCTGCATAATTTGGATTGTCTTGATTACTTGGATTTGAAACTCTGGCGATATGTGCCATTGTTTTTTCAGCATCGGGTGTGATACTTATTAAGTCTACGTTCATTTAAATCCCTTTGAATTTTTTGCTTCAAGTTATGCC